CAGTAGGTCGCGCCGTTAATTGCGATGGACGTATAGTCCAAACGGATATTGCTAGCAGTTGAATCCCACGCGATGACGACGTAGTGGGGGAAATCCTTAGGGATAACCCCAAGATCGTCTAGCATGTCTTGAACGTACCGCGTGAAATACTTACCGCGAATCAACGTCACGGGGTACCAATCGCCGCGCCATTGTTCATCGCCACCATAGCCCTTGAGTTCGTCGAGGATGGCCTCTAGCGCGATCCGTTCGCGGTTGGCTTCAGCTTGCTCCTCCAGCGTCCATATGTTGTCTTCGGGTGCGGTGTCGATCACGCTTTCCAAGTCTTCAACGCGAGCGATGATGTCGCGGACGTCGATGATGTCAGCGGCAAGGTCGAGTGTGGTTGTAGTCGTCATGGTTGTGGACTCCAGTTTAGTTGATTGTACGATTAAAGTTTACAGTAGGTTGTCAGTCATTCGCAAGGCGAAAGATGACAGCGCAGAGCGCCGCACTTGCGCCGACGGCCCACACTTGCATGTGGAGCTCGACGGCAACGAACGGCACGGCGAGTAGGCAGGGGAGAGCGATAGCGGCGAGGGCGTGGGAGTAGCGAGTCATGTCATGTGCTCCTATTAGGCGATGAGGGCGGCGATAGCGCGGCCGAAAATGTAGGCGACAGGCGCCGTGAGGGCGATAAAGAAAAGGGCGTCGGCGATTAGGTTTTTCATGTTGGCGGCTCCAGGTACGTTGTCGATGGAGCAATTAAAAGAGCTTCGCGCCACGTTGTCAAACAATTTCTTACAAATAGTAAAATGCGACCATTCTGCGGACAGCGGCAAGGTGTGGGCAATGTGGGTAATGGTGTGGGTAATCAAACGCGGACAAATTGCCCACGCGCAAGTGACTAGAAAAATAGGCGTAAACAGGTGTTGTGGGTAATGTGGGTAATGCTTTTTATTTAACAGTATAAAAATTATATGTACTGTATAGGCGTACAGTATATAATCTGTAAACCATAACTGTAGAGACTTTGCCGACTTTGTGGGCAATGCCCACATTGCCCACATTGCCCACAAATGCCCACGCCCGCATGTTTGTGGGCAATGTGGGCAATTTGTTTTCGATTGCCCACATTGCCCACAGAACCACGCGGCCACGCGGCGCGCATGCGTCCTGGCTGAGAGCTTGCGGGCGTCGTGGGTCATGGCCGATTGCCCACAACGCCGCAGCCAAATGCAAACGGGAATCATTTGCAACTGAGGGGGTGGGCCGGCCCGCGCGATGGCATGTACCTGTATCGGAGGGGTTACAAAAAATTTTTTATTTTTTCCCCATCAGCCCGTAAGCCAAAGCCTTATGCTATTCTTGCGTGGCGATGTCTGACGTGATGCGCACGTAGCGACCGGGAGGTAGCTGAAGGGCTCCCCCCTTGCCCACCATCTAAGGCACTCCGCCCCGGCACACAGGCCACACGGTTGTTGTGGATCGCGGCCTCCCGGCAGGACAACCCTGCACATCGCTTGTCTTTTATTTCCGTTCACGCTACGGTTGCGCCATGTTCAAATCGCTCCCGTTTGAGCCCCGCGAGATCAAGGCGACCGAATCGCGGCTTCAAGCAATTTATGACGCGGCGGCGCTCGGGCTTAAAGGTGATAGCCTTGCGCTCGCAGCGGGCATGCTGCCCACCGAATACCGCCGCTTATGTCAAATGGACCCGCTCGCCGAGATGGCCGAGGCCAAAGGCCGTGCCGACGCTGAGGCTGAGGCGGCAGGTCAGTTGCGTGAGGCGGCTCGCAATGGCGATAGCAAGGCTGCGCTCTCGCTCTTACAGCATGTGCACGGCTGGGTGGCGAAGCAGCAGGTTCAGGTCGATGTCACGCAACAGATTAGCGTCATCGCGGCACTGCAAGAGGCGGAGTCTCGCGTCATCAATGGCCGAGTATTGTCGGCTGCTCCGGCTGCACTGACCCACGCCGAGCCCACGGCCCTCGCGTACACTGAAGCGGAACCTATTAATGCAAACGCCGATCTATAGCGCCGACGACGAGCAGCAGATCATGTCGCGGCTCTGGGCGCCGTCCGTCAAGGACGACCCCGAGGCGTTCGTGCTGTTTGCCTTCCCTTGGGGGCAGAAAGGCACCCCACTGGAGCACTTTACGGGCCCGAGGCGGTGGCAGCGCAAGGTGCTGCGGGACATCGCCGCGCACATCGCCAAGAACAAAACGGCGACCAGCTATGAGGTCTTGCGCATGGCCACCGCCTCGGGGCGCGGCATCGGTAAGTCAGCCCTCGTCAGTTGGCTCATCCTGTGGATGCTCTCAACGCGCATCGGCTCGACGACCATCGTGTCGGCTAACAGCGAGGCGCAGCTACGCTCGGTCACATGGGCCGAGGTGACTAAGTGGCTGGCCCTTCTCATCAACAGTCATTGGTTCGAGGTGTCCGCGACACGCGTGATGCCCGCCAAATGGCTCGCGGAGATCGTCGAGCGAGACTTGAAGAAAGGCACGCGGTACTGGTCGGTCGAGGGCCGGCTGTGGTCGGAGGAGAACCCCGACGCGTACGCGGGCGTGCACAACCACGACGGCGTAATGGTCATCTTTGACGAGGCCAGTGGTATACCTGACCCCATCTGGTCCGTCACGGCGGGCTTCTTTACGGAGAACACGCCGCATCGCTTCTGGATGGCCTTCAGCAACCCGCGACGCAACGAGGGGTATTTTTATGAGTGCTTCAACGCGAAAAGAGAGTTCTGGACCACGCAAAGCATCGACGCGCGGCAAGTCGAAGACACCGACAAAGCCGTCTACGAGCAAATCATCGCTGAGTATGGAGCAGATAGTAGCCAGGCAAAGGTTGAGGTCTACGGGGAGTTTCCTTCAGACGGAGACGACCAGTTCATTGCTCCGCGAGTTGTGGAGGAGGCTATGGCAAGGCCTCGGTACAAGGACGAGAGCGCGCCACGCGTTATCGGAGTCGATCCAGCGCGAAGCGGAGCAGACTCGACAGTCATCGTCGTAAGACAAGGACGCGACGTGATCGCTATCCGGCGCTACCGGGGCGACGACACGATGACAACGGTGGGGCGCGTCATCGACGCGATCGAGGAGTTCAATCCGGCGCTTACGGTCATCGACGAGGGTGGGCTAGGCTACGGCATACTTGACCGCCTCAAAGAGCAGCGGTATAAGGTGCGTGGGGTAAACTTTGGCTGGAAGGCGAAGAACCCGGTGATGTGGGGCAACAAGCGGGCAGAGATGTGGGGCGACATGCGGGAATGGCTACGCTCGGCGAGCATCCCAAGCGATCGGCTCCTCAAGTCTGACCTCTGTGGGCCACACGTCAAGCCTAACTCGTCAGGTACGCTGTTCTTGGAAGGGAAGAAGGAGATGAAGGCACGCGGGCAAGCGTCACCAGACGCCGCCGACGCACTCGCCGTCACCTTTGCCTACCCGCTCGCCAGCCGCGAGGCGCGAGACAAGCCAAGACGCATCGTCACTGAGCGCGGGTCGGGTGTGACAAGCAGTTGGATGGGAGCCTAATGGCACGCAAATCGGTCAGTCTGTCAGTCGGTCGCGGTGAGAAGCAGCCCGTCTCTAAGGGCGCGGGCTTGACGGCGAAGGGACGCGCTAAGTATAACCGCGCTACGGGTAGCAACTTAAAGGCTCCAGCACCCAGTCCGAAGACTAAGGCGGACGCAGGGCGTAAGAAGTCTTTTTGCGCGCGAATGAAGGGTGTGGTGGCCAAGGCCAAGGGGCCGGCTGAACGCGCTAAGGCGTCACTCAGACGATGGAAGTGTGGCTAGTATGGCAGCTAAACGCGGGTTATATAGTAACATCCACGCCAAACGCGAGCGTATCAAGGCCGGCAGCGGTGAGAAGATGCGCAAGCCTGGCAGTAAGGGCGCGCCGACCGCTAAGGCGTTCCGGCAGTCGGCCAAAACGGCTAAAAAGAGGTAAGTTAGGTGCCTAACAATCCTTACGATCGCATGGGTATTGGTCCGCGCGCCGTGTTAGGCGATGCGATCATTCAGGCGCAGCCCTCACCGCAGCAGACGCAGCGTCCGACGCGACCGATGCGCATGCCGATGCGGCGTCCTGACGTGATCCGTACCACTGTTGACTTTCGGCCCACACCGATGAGGAAACCGTAATGCCCCTCGTTAAGTCTGCCAGCAAGGCTGCCTTTCGTAAGAACATCAAGGCTGAGATGAAGGCGGGCAAGCCGCAGAAGCAAGCCCTAGCGATCGCCTACTCGGTCAAGCGTAAAGCACAAGGTAAGAAGCGCAAATAACGCTCATGTTAGTTAGCCGTCAAGAAGCCCTTGAAGCTAATTTACCTCGTTATTTTACGGGTAAAAGCTGCGTGCGCGGGCATGTCGCGGAACGTTACACTGCCAGCAAAACGTGTTGCGAATGTGGTAACGCAACGGCTAACGCGGCTAAACGCAAAAACCCAAAAAAGTATATCGAACACGCAAAGCGTTGGAACAAAGCACACCCAGAGAAAATTCGCGCTATTAAATTACGCGCTAACCGTGAAAACCCCGGTAGGCGTAATTTTTGGACGGCCAGCTACCGCAGTGCTAAAGATTTAAGAACACCTGCTTGGTTAAACGCCGGGCACGTGCTGGAATTTGAGTCGGTATACGAGTATTGTGCCGGCTTGCGCAAGTGTGGGTTAGACTACCATGTAGACCATATTGTTCCGTTAAGGGGTGATACGGTTTCAGGGCTACACGTGCCGTGGAATCTGCAAGTTATCCCGGGTTCGGATAACACGCAAAAAGGAAATAGGTTTAATGGCTAAAGACCCTACAGGCATTATTGGCGCTGGGTACGTAGCAAATACCCCAAAAGATAAGGGTAGCCGGTCGAAAGACCCCGCCGACATTCTTGCTACGGCTCGTTCACGGCTTACGATGGCTCTTGCAGCCTATTCCGATAGCCGCGAAGACGAGTTAGATGACCTGCGTTTTATGGCGGGCAGCCCAGATAACGCCTGGCAGTGGCCACAAGACGTGCTGGCGCAGCGCGGGTCGGTGCAAGGACAGACGCTCAACGCGCGTCCGTGCCTTACGATCAACAAGCTCCCGCAGCATGTGCGGCAGGTCACAAACGATCAGCGACAGAACCGGCCCGCCGGTAAGGTTATCCCCGTCGATGACAAGGCGGACATCGAGGTCGCGGAGATTTTTGACGGAATTGTCCGTCACATTGAGTATATTTCAGATGCGGATGTGGCGTATGACACCGCATGCGACAACCAAGTCACGTATGGCGAAGGGTATTTCCGCATTTTGACGGAATACTGCGACGAAAATACGTTTGACCAAGACCTTCGTATCGGTCGCATCCGAAATAGCTTCAGTGTGTACATGGACCCGACCATCCAAGACCCTTGCGGGGCGGATGCGGAGTGGTGCTTCATCACCGAAGACATCCAAAAGTCGGATTTTGAGCGCATGTACCCCAACGCAGAGCCGATTTCGTCGGTTTTGCAGCGTGGCGTCGGCGATCAGGCGCTTTCGCAGTGGATTAACCAAGATACGGTGCGAATTGCTGAGTATTTCTACAAAGAACACAGCAAAGAGACGCTGAATCTGTACGCCGGCAACCAAACCGCGTTTGAAGGTTCACCCGAAGCGCAAGAGCTTGAGATGCTGGGCCTCCAGCCCATTCGCAAGCGCGAGGTAGACGTTAAACGCGTCAAGTGGCTGAAAACAAACGGCTACGAAATCCTTGAAGAATCCGAATGGCCGGGCAAGTGGATACCTGTGATCCGCGTGATCGGCAACGAGTTTGAGGTAGACGGTCGTATGTACGTGTCGGGCCTTGTGCGTAACGCCAAGGACGCCCAGCGCATGTACAACTACTGGGTATCGCAGGAAGCAGAGATGCTTGCCCTTGCGCCCAAGGCGCCGTTCATTGGTTACGGCGGTCAGTTTGAAGGCTATGAGAACCAATGGAAGACGGCCAACACGACCAATTGGCCGTACTTAGAAGTTAACCCCGACGTGACAGACGGACAGGGCGCAGTCCTGCCGCTGCCACAACGTGCTCCGCCGCCGCTCGCCCAGACGGGCTTGATCCAGGCGAAGATGGGCGCTGCCGACGACATCAAGGCCTCTACGGGCCAGTACGATGCAAGTCTTGGCATCCGCTCGAATGAGCGCACCGGTCGGGCCATTTTGGCGCGTGAACGGCAAGGCGACACAGGCACATACCACTTCGTAGATAACCTAGCTCGGGCCATTCGCTATGGGACGCGCCAACTCGTTGACTTGATCCCGAAGATTTACGACACCCAGCGCATTGCGCGCATCATTGGCATTGACGGCGAGACCAACACGGTTCGCATCGACCCGATGCAAGCCGAGCCGGTTCGCCGGATCATGGACGAGACGGGTATCGTGATCGAGAAAATCTATAACCCGTCTGTCGGTAAGTACGACGTGGCGGTCACGACCGGTCCGTCCTACGCGACCAAGCGGCAAGAAGCCATGGACGCCATGGGGCAAATTTTGCAGGCCAACCCGCAGCTTTGGGCGGTGGCTGGCGACCTGTTCGTTAAGAACATGGACTGGCCGGGCGCTCAGGAGATCAGCAAGCGGCTTCAGAAGATGATTGATCCGAAGCTGCTCGCGGACGAGGAAGACCCAGCCCTGCAAGCCGCCAATCAGCAGATGGAAGTGATGGCGCAAGAAATGCAGATGATGCAGGACATGCTCCGCCGCGTGCAGCAGTCGATGGAAGCCCGCGAGGTGCAGATCAAGGAGTTTGAGGCGCAGGTCAAGGCGTACAACGCCGAAACCGATCGCATTAAAGCGGTCGAAAGCGGCTTGAACGAACAGCAGATTCAGGACATTATTATGGGTACGTTGGCCGGTATGCTGACCACAGGTGAGCTTGTACCGCCGACGGCCGAACGGGTAATGCCTAACATGGAACCGGCGGCTATGCCGCCAGAAGGTATGCAATGAAAGCGGCTGACTTTGTAGGTCATCTATTTCTCGCGCGGGATGTGGCCCATTCGGTCCATCTCAACACGCGTTCGTACGCCAAGCACAAAGCCTTGGGGTCGTTTTACGACAAGGTAGTGGACTTGGCGGATAGCTTTGCCGAAGCCTACCAAGGCCGGCACGGACTAATTGGTGCGATTACGCTCCAATCAGCCAAGCGTAATACGAACATTGTAGACTTTCTGCAAGAGTCGTTGGCTGAGATTGAAGCCAACCGGTATAAATTTTGTGACGAGGATGATAGCGCAATCCAGAACATCATTGATGAAGTGGTTGCGCTGTACTTGTCAACTCTGTACAAACTCAAATTTTTAGCGTGAGGGTAGATCATGGAACTCCTTAACCCGATGGCCGATGCGGTCTACCCAGGACGCACGGTGTCTTATACTGGTACGGCAGGCTCGACGGCCACTTGGCAGGCGGGCCCGCAGGGCGTGGTGGTGTGGGCAACGACCCCCTGCTACGTCTTGGTAGGCGAAGGCGTCACCGCGACGACCTCCAGCACGCCGATTCCGGCTTACACGCCCATTCCGTTTATCGTGCCGCAGGGCACGGGAGCGCCGTGGCGAGTGAGCGCGATCCGCGTGTCGGATGACGGCGCGATCTACGCAAAACCCATTAACATCCGATGAGTTGGGGTGTCGCACTGCGAAACGGCGTAGCGATTGGCCTTGGAGCCGTCGCCACGCTGTTTTCAGGCACGCGTGATAGCGGGGCCTCAGTCGGTAACTTGCTGACCGAAGCGGGCGACAACTTGACGCAGGAAGACGGCGGCTTGCTGCTGCTGGAGTGATGAATGGCAATCGTTAAGATTTCAGACCTTCCGCTTGTCGATCAGCCGGTCGAGGGCACCGATTTGTTCGTTGTCGTTCAGGACAACGTAACGAAGAAAGCCTATGCCAGCGACATTCAGACTTATGTAGGGTTTGAGGAAGTCCAGTACGCGACTGCCGGTCAGACTGTCTTCAACCTGACGAC